TGCAAGGCGGCCGGCAGCCAGAAGCTGTGGGCGGAGCAGCATGGCGTGTCGGCCGCATACGTCAGTGACGTGATCAATGCGCTGCGGCCGCCGGGCCAGTCGATCTTGGATGGGCTTGGGCTGGTGCGGGTTGTGCGCTACCGGGCGAAGGCGTCTGCGGCGCCAAAGGGGAAGAAGGAGGAAGAGGCATGAGTGGATGGGAGCCCGTGAAGACCCGCCTGGGGCGGGGGGATCAGGTTGCTGTCTCCTGGCGCATTACTGGCGGGCGTGCGACGCCGGCGCTGGCGGTGTCTATCAGCAAGTCTGTGTGCGAGCGCATGGGCCTGCAGAAGAACGAGAAGGGGGGGCCGGTGCAGCGGGTTGTGGTCGAGCGCGACCGGATGCGTGGCCGGGTTCGCTTGCGCCTGGCGGCGGTTGGGACGCCGCGCGTCGAGTGCCGGCACATGGCTTGGAAGGACAAGGGCTGCACGGTTGGCGTGCCGCTTGATGACGTGAAGCTGGCGGGCAGGAAGCCTGCGCAGGACGTGCCCTGGTCGATCGAGGACGGATGGCTGGTGGTGAAGCTGCCGGCCTGGGCGTGCCCGCCGATCCGGGTCTTGGAGGAGCTGACATGACTGACATCGTTGATCGTCTGAGTGGGTTAGCTCACGCGCTGCGAAAAGACGGCAAGCAGATGACCGGCCATGAAGTTAAGGAAGCAGCCGACGAGATCGAGCGGCTGCGGGCCGAGCGCGATGAGGCGCAAGCAGAAGCCAACGCGGGCAGGCAGGCCGAGCATGACGCCGATCTGGAACGTCGTGCCGTTGAGTCTGAGCGGGACCGGCTGCGAGAGGCGCTTCAACACGTCATTCTTTGGGTTGAGCAATACGCAAACCCGCAGGCCATCCTACCCTACAACACGAAGGCCGCTCGTGCCGCACTCAAGGAGACGGGACATGACTGACATCGTGGACTGGCTCGCCGCTTGGGCGATTGCAATGGGCGCGATGTTGTTCCTGGGATGGCTTGACTAACCTTCAGCAGGTTTCGTAACCAATCATTCATGATCTTTCCTGTTGACTGTGTTAATGGTGGTCCAATCAGCAAGGACGAACGACATGGGACACCGATCCCTGACGGACGACGAACTGAGGTCGATCTATTCGGACGTGGTCGCGCATGGAAAGGCTGGCGCGGCGCGCAAGCGGGGGGTGGCAGAGACTACCCTCCGCAATCAATTCGGCCGAGCCCTACAGGTACTCGACCTGCCAGATCTGACGATCCAGGCGATCCCCAACCGTGGTGAAGCGGACGACCTGCAAGAGGTTCAATGGGGCGTGGAGAATGGCGTCTTCGCAGTATTCGGGGACTGCCACTGGACCAACCCCACTCAGGAGCGCAGCGTAGCCCACGAGGCTCTCCTTCGCGCATTGCCAAACATCAAGCCCGACTTTCTTCTTTGCACAGGCGATGCCCTAGACTTCGGGGAGATCAGCCGGCACGACCCGGTCGGGTGGCAGCCTCATGTCAAGGTGAAGGAAACGCTTGAGGCTGGGCAGATGCACTTCGCCGAGCTCGCTGCGGCGGTCCCCCAGGCTAAGAAGTTTTGGACGATCGGCAACCACGACGAACGCCACGACAACTACCTGGCCAAGCACGCGGCGGCGTTCGAGGGTGCGGAGGGCATGCTTCTCGCCGACAAGTTTCCTGACTGGCGCATGGCCTGGCGGTTCGACTTTGGCGCGTTTTACGCCCTGCACCGTTGGCACGCGGGTGAGCACGCCGCCTACAACAATGTCATGAAAGGCGCGTCCAGCATGGTCACGGGCGACACGCACAAGCTGCGCGTCACGCCTCGCGAGAACCTGCGGGGCCGCATGTACGGCGTCGAGACTGGGATGCTGGCGGACCCGAAGTGGCCGTGTTTCATTTACCTCAAGGGCAAGCCGACTGCCTGGACGTCGGGCTGGGTCGTGCTGACGGTTCGCAATGGGCGTCTCCTCCAGCCGGAGACGTGCGAGGTTTTGGATGGCGTCGCCTATTTCCGGGGCGAGGCTTTGGCGGGCAAGCCGCGAGTGCGTGTGCAAGCAAGGAGAGGATGACATGATGAAGCGTACCAAAACTCCGATGGCCCAGTCTCCGCTGGTCGCCCTGGCCGAGCAGGCTGGGGACGTCGAAGCCGCACACGGTGTTCTGCTGGTGCGGACGCATGACGGTCAGAAGGCCATGTATCCCATGGACGAAAGCGACCCCGACGTGCTGGTGGGGCTGTTGACTTGGGGCACTGCGATGATCTTCGCCGCCGAAGAGATTGAAGACGAAGATGATGAGGCTTGATCTTGCTCAAGAGATGGAGAGGCTTCGTGAGGAAAATGCTCGAGTGCTATCGGACCTTGCGCAGGTTCATCGCCAGATCATACCGTGGATTGAAAAAGCGTCTCAGCTGACGGCTGATCTGCACTCGGCCAGAGATGCTCTGCCTAAGGAAGCGCATGCTGGGTTCTGCGCGGGCTTCGAGTCCGCGCGGGTTCAGCTTGAGGCGGCGGCGGAGAAGGCTCTGGCGGACTACCGATCGGTGATGAAGGCGATGCGCGCGGTGCGGTCGCCGGATCCCGTGCTGGCCACTGAGCCAGGGAAGCTGCCGGAGCGCTAGAGCTTTCGCTCCGGCGGCGGGTTCTGCTCGTGCCAGCTGCCGGAGCGCTCGAGCCACGCTGCGACGTCGTCGGGGATCCTGACGGCGCCTCGGGCCCACTGGCGGACGGTGCCCTCCTGCCGACCGAGGGCGGCGGCGAAACCGCGCTGGCTCCATCGGAGCGCAGCGAGGCATTCGCGGAGGCGGGTGGGGGTCATCGGGTCTGTCCTCATGACTTTCGCTTTTCGCGCGAGAAGATTTGCTTGCCTCGGATCCGGGCGTAGTACGCCTGGAGTTTTTCGCGGTGGAGGCACCCGCAGGATTTCTGCCCAGCCCGCAAAGCTTTGCGCGTGATGGCCTTTGCGGTGCCGCAAACGCATTGGCAAAGCCACCTAGTGGGTTTTCCATGTCCACCCCCGTCTTCGCGAGAGAGGACGCGCAAGCGGCCGAATGTCTGGCCAGTTAGGTCTTCGGCTCGGTTGGTCATGCGAGTTATCCTTTCTGAGAAAGTAAAGGGGGGGGCCTAGGCCCCCACACCGTCACCGTTTGGGCCTGCAAGGGTGAGATCCGCCAGCGGATACCAAACGCCCTGATTCAGCTTGGCGCGAACCTCGCCACCGTTAATCGACACCAAGCCTGTGATCGTCAGCGCTTTCTTGCCATTGCCTCGGAACACCTTGCTACCAAGGCGGAAGCAGCCAACGGATGCAAAGTTGCGGACTTCGTGGCGGATGGTGGTCATCGGGGTATCTCCTCGTTCCGCCGGGCAGGATCGCCTCGGCTCCCCAGTCTTGTACGCACCATGCGGACATCACTCAAGAGCAAAATGCGTACATTTCCAAAAAAAGTTTGGGCGGCCCGGTCAGGCCGCCTCGTAGATCTTGGTCGGGGCGCCCCGCTGGCCCGTCCGCTGCAGCCGCACCGCGATCTGGCCCGCGTCCACCAGCGTCTGCATGACCTCCTCCCGCTCCCGCTTCTTCAGGAACTGCGTTGCCCGCGCCAGGTCGGAGCCCGTGATCGAGCCAGCCCGCTTGACAATCTGCAGCACCTTCTTGTGCGTGGCCTCGGTCTCGTTGTCGGAGACCTGATCGTCGAAGAAGCTCTCGGCGTAACTGAGCAGCCAGGCCACGAAATCCCGGCTCATGGCGATGATCTCGCTGGTGATGATGGGCCGCACCGGGTCGCGGGCGATCGCCTCGATCATCGCGATCTTCGTCGACAGCTCCGTCGAGCGGACCCAGATGTAGCGCCCGTGGCGGCCGCGTTCGCGCTCCGTCAGCTTGATCGCCTTCAGCTCCTCGAGCGCGTCAGGATCCCAGGCCACCGAGATCAGGGACACGGCCGACGCTGACAGGTGCTGCTCGCCCGACAGGTTGCCGCCCGCCTTCTTGACTTCCCAGAATGCCTTCATCGCGTCCACCAGCGCTGCCGGCGGCGTGCGCGTGCGCTCCACGAAGCGGAACTCAGGGTAATCCTCGAAGGGCGGCACCAGCAGGATGCGCGACAACATGCCGTTCTCCGCCATGGCCGGCTTCAGCGCAGGCGCCAGGCTGGAGGGGGTCGTCGAGCCGAAGACGTTGAAGTTTGGGTTGACAAGGTCGACGCGCTCGTTGGCCTTGTTGTCGACGTACTCCTGCCCATTGTAGATGCCCGAGGACGACGAGAAGAGCTCCAGCAGCATCTTCACGATGCCGCGCTGGTGCGGGCTCGCGGTCTTCATCGCGACCTGCTCCAGCATCATGCCGAGCTCATCCATGTGGGAGATGCGGGACGGGTAGTCCTTCAGCGCGCGTAGCATGGCGCTGCCGGAGGAGAAGCTGTCGCCGCACAGCAGCTTGTCGAGGCCCGACGCCATGAACAGGCTCTTAATGCACTGGCGGCTGTGGTCCTTGCCCATGCCCGGCTTGGCGATCGCCACCGCGTACAGGTTCGTGCGCGTGTCCGTGAACTCCGTCCGGTAGCGCCGGCCGAACATCGTGCCGAGCGCGACCAGCGTGTTGGCTAGGGCGAAGGTCGGCAGCGGATCCTGAGCCGTGTTCACGATCCAGCGGGTGATCTCGCCGACCAGGGAGCGGCTCTCAAACCACGCGTGCGGGAAGGTCTCGCGCGAGCCTGGCGGCAGATCCTTCGCGTTCTTCGCCGGCGGTGCCGGAGGCGGAGGGGGAGCTGGCGGCGGTGCGGCCACCTTGGCGCGCAGCTTGGAGGTGTCGATCGGGTTCTCCGCGATCTCGGCCTTCTCAGCGTTCAGGGCGACGTCGAAGGGGGCGACCCAGCCGTGCTCCATCGCGAGGTGGTAGATCGTGCCTGCGCCGATCCTGCGGGGCGGGCTGCGGCGGTAGCTGGCCCATCGCTCGCGGCAGGCTGCGGCGTCATATTTCGAGGAGGTCGAGGACCAGCCGTCGAACACGTCGAACCCCTGGCCGCCGGTGGCGGCGTAGATCGCCATGCCGACGCGGTTCCAATCTTCCCAATGCAGGTCGGGGTTCGGGATGGCCTGGAGCGCCAGGGCGACCGCCTCGTGCGTGCCCTCCAGGACGGGGTTGGCCATCGGCGCAGCGCCGCTCTGGGGCTGCTCGGGCGCGCCCACCATGTCCGGCGGCAGGATCTCGCGGACGCGCCGCAGAACCTCCTCCAACTGCTCTGGGGTGCAGGGCGGGAGATCCTCGAGGGGGATGTCTGCCAGATGCTCGATCGGCCACGCGTAGGGCTTCTGCGTGTCGGGGTGCGTGGCGTAGGCCACAAACTGCTGGCCCTCGCCGAGCACCTCCAGGGGGCCAACGCGGCGCTTGCGCATGCGGCCGCCGACGGCGCGGTAGTTCAGCATCATCTTCGGCGCCCGGCCGACGCGCACGGCGGGCGTCTCGCCCAGCACGCTGACGATGCAGGAGCGCAGGCGGAAGGATAGCTGCTCATCGAGCGTGTCGATGTCGAAGCCGAGGACATCTCCGCACATGATGCCAATGCCGGCGCCAGGCCAACGCTTCCAGAGGTTCACCTGATAGACGTTCGCGGGCTGGTCGAGGTAGCGCTCCCACGACTGCATGTTCCGCCAACCGGCGGAGGAGGCCCAGACGCCGGGCTTCTTGGTCCCTGGCATGATGGGGATGATCGAGTATCCGTTGTCGATCAGGCGCTCGCCATGGAGCTGGAAGTAGTTCGGGCTGTCGGACATCAGAGGGGTGCCACCGTCACGATCAAACAGGGCTGCTGGGAATAGGTCTTGCGGGCGACGATCTCGACGACCTGCGCGTCATCGCGGAACACCACCGTGTTCAGCGCGTCGAGCGCGGCCTTGAGTGTGTTGTCAAGGTCGGGCCGCTTGAGCGGAAAGGCGCGCCGGGCGAGCGCGTCGGCGACGAGCCTCTTCGGAGCGGAGCGCGGGATCCCGAATTGAGCCTCGACCTCGATGCGGACGGGGCCCTCGAGGGGCAGCGCGCCGGCCATCGCGTTCTGCGCTTCGTGGCGGATCATCGCCTCATACATGCGCGTTTTCTGCGGCGTGAAGGCGACGGAGCGGCCATTGGCCAGTCGGCCGATGCGGGCGCGGCCTTTGGCCTGGGGCTCGCCCATAAGCACAATGGTGATGCGTTGCGTCGGCAGGGTCATGTGAAGTCCCCCGCTCTCAAGCCGAGGCCGGTGTGCTCATTCAGCGCTTCCAGCGAAGCTGGAGATGGCACGACGCTCGCGCGGATCCATTGATGCATGGAGGTGTGGTGGACGCCGATCGCGCTGGCGGTAGCGGAGGCCGTGACGCCTTGGCTTTGCATCCACCGTATGAGGGCGGCGGAACCCTTCGGCAGGTGATCCGTTTCCGCCCAGATGGTCACGGGAACGTGACCGTCCGTATGCTGCTCAATTAGCAGCGCCAGGCGCGGGTGAGGGATGCGACTGCCGCGCGCCCAGCGCCAGACTGCAGCGCGGGAGACCCCGATTTCTTCGGCGAAATCCGCGTAGGTTTGCTCGTTCCGAGCGAGCCAATCCTTCAGGTTCATTCCGACTGTCCTAGCATGTTGGCACTCAAAGCGTTAAAAATACGTCCACGCCCGTCTACCGGCGACGCGGACATCCTGGTGTGGCGTGGAAGATGGGCGCCAGCCCCAGTCGCTGTCAATACGTCAACAGGGGTGTTGACAGGTCGGCAACGCGGTGCCTATGTTCGGGACGTGACGCGCCACGAAGCGCACCACAACCTGAACCTGAACCGGAACCGAGCCCATGACCATCAAGAACCGCACCCTCGCCGACGTCGCCTCCGACCTGATGGCGGCCCGGGCGCTCGAGAAGAGCGCCACCGAACAGCGCATTGAGATCGAGGAAGAGCTGATCGCTCTGCTCGGCGCGAAGATTGAGGGCGCCGATACTCACAACATCGGACCCTACAAGGTCGTGATCACCGGCAAGCTGACCCGCAAGCTGGACCTGAAGCGCTACGACCAGATCGTTGATCGCATCCCCGAGGCTCTCCGCCCGGTGAAGATCAAGCGCGAGCTGGACGCGACCGGCATCAAGTACCTCGCGAACAACGAGCCCGACATCTACGCGATCATCGCCAACTCCGGCGCTCTGACGGTCGAGCCCGCGAAGACGAGCGTCACCATCATCCGGACGGAGGACTAAACACATGGCCATTAGCCTAAACTCGCTGCGCCGCACTGGCGTAGCCCGACCGCCTCGCATCGTGCTCTACGGCACGGCCGGCATCGGCAAGACCACCTTTGCGGCGGGCGCCGATGCGCCCGTCTTCATCCCGACCGAAGAAGGGCTGGACGCCATCCAGGCGGACGCGTTCCCGCTCTGCAAGACCTTTGAGGATGTCATTGACTGCATCGCGGTCCTAATCAGCGAGGAGCACAAGTTTCGCACGGTCGTGCTTGACAGCGCCGACTGGACCGAGCGCCTCGTTCATGGCCGCGTCGCGGCCGACAACAACGTCGCCAGCATCGACGCGATCGGCTACGGCAAGGGCTACAAGGCGGCGGTCGACTACTGGCGTCAGATCCTCGACGGGCTTGACGTGCTGCGCAACGACAAGGGCATGCAGGTAATCCTGCTTGCTCACTCGCAGATCAAGCGCTTCGACGATCCGCTGGCCGACCCTTACGACCGCTACCAGCTCGATCTGCACTCGGCGGTGGCGAGCGTCGTCACCGAGTGGTGCGACGTGCTGCTGTTCGCGAACCAGCGCTACAGCACGGTGAAGTCGGAAGTCGGCTTTAACCAGAAGGTCACGCGGGCGGTCGGGAATGGCGATCGCGTGATCTACACGCAGGAGCGGCCGGGCTGGCACGCGAAGTCTCGCTGGTCTCTGCCCGACACCCTGCCCCTCGACTACTCGAAGTTCTCCGCGTCCCTGATGGACGCGATGACGAACATCCAATCCGAAGCCTGAAAACGAGAAAGGATCTCACACAATGGCACGCCTTGGCTTTACCTTCGACAGCAGCAACCAGCAGGGCCAGGACACGAACGATGTCCTCCCCGCCGGCGACTACATCATGCAGATCATCCAGTCCGAGGTCCGCGCGACCAAGGACGGCAGCGGCCAATACGTCTGGCTTGAGTTCGACATCCTGGATGGCGAGCACCAGGGCCGGAAGTACTGGGACCGGCTGAACATCTGGAACGCCAACCCGACGGCGGCGGAGATCGCCAACCGCGCGCTGACCTCGCTCACGCGGGCGTGCGGGCTGGTGGCGATCGAGGACACCGACGAGCTGCACTTCAAGCCCATCAAGGTCCGCATGGGCGTCAGCAAGCGCAAGGACACGGGCGAGCTCCAAAATCGTGCGACTTACTTGCAGCTGCATGAAGGGGGCGCCCCCCAGGCCCGTGGTCCGGCCCCCGCTCCGGCGGCTGGTCGCCCGGCTCCGGCCGCGTCCGCCGGCGCTAAGACGCCGCCCTGGGCAGCGCACCGGAAGTGATCTGAACGGGCGGGGCTTCGGCCCCGCCCACCCCTCTCGCGAGCGCAGGACCATGGCACCCCTTCCGCCCATCCCCCTCACGACCGTCGGCGCGATCTACGCAGCCTACGAGGCCGAGCGCGAAGACCACCGGCGCGGTCACCTTGGCGCGTCCCTGATCGGGGGCGAGTGCGATCGCGCTCTCTGGCTCTCGTTCCGCTGGGCCTCGACGCCTCAATTTGACGGCCGCATGCTGCGGCTGTTCCAAACCGGTCACATGGCCGAGGCGCGCTTCGTCGCCGACCTCCGCCGCATCGGCGTGACGGTGCATGAGACCGACCCCGAGACCGGCCGCCAGATCTCCGTCTCCGCCGCCGGCGGGCACTTCTCGGGCTCCCTGGATGGCGCCGCGATCGGGATCCCCGAGGCGCCGAAGACCTGGCACGCCCTCGAGTTCAAGACGCATAACGTCAAGTCTTTTGCCAAGCTGAAGGCGGATGGCGTCCGGAAGGCGAAGCCGCAACACTGGGCCCAGATGCAGGTCTACATGCACCTGTCGGAGATGACGCGCGCGCTTTACCTCGCGGTGTGCAAGGACACTGACGAACTGTATGGCGAGCGCGTCGAGCACGACGAGGCCGAGGCCCTGAAGCTGGTGGCGAAGGGCCAGCGCATCGTGCAGGCGGGTCGGCCGCCCGAGCGGATCTCGGCCGACCCTGCCTGGTTCCTGTGCCGCTATTGCGACCACCGGGCCACCTGCCAGGCCAAAGCGCTGCCCGACGTGAGCTGCCGCACCTGCGCGTGGTCGACGCCGGTGGAGGACGGCACCTGGGTCTGCGACAGGCACGAGAAGATCCTGTCGATCGGCGACCAGAAGGCCGCGTGCGCGGACCATCGTTACATCCCGGACCTCGTGGCCGGCGTGCAGGTTGACGCTGGCGAGGGGGGGGAGTGGATCTCCTACGCCATGCATGACGGCACGACCTGGACTGACGGGCGGGACGCGAAGCCGGAGCCGACGCCATGATCAAGCTGCGGCCCTACCAGACCGAGGCGATCGAGGCCGTCTTCGGCTGGTGGGAAGAGCGTCCCGGCAATGCGCTGATCGTGCTCCCAACAGGGACGGGAAAATCTTTGGTCCTTGCCGACACCTGCCGCCGCTGCCTGGAGTGGCCCGGCACGCGCGTTCTGGTGCTGACGCATGTCCGCGAGCTGATCCGGCAGAATGCCGAGGAGCTGCTCCGCCTCTGGCCGGAGGCGCCGATCGGCATCAATTCCGCTGGCCTGGGGAAGCGGGACTACCGGTCGCAGATCGTGTTCGCCGGCATCCAGTCCGTTCACGATCACGCGACCCGCTTCGGCAAGGTCGACATCGTGCTGGTCGACGAGGCGCATCTGATCCCGCGCACCTCAAGCACGATGTATCGCAAGTTCCTGCGCGAGCTGGAGATCATCAACCCGTACCTGAAGGTGGTCGGCCTGACGGCGACGCCGTACCGGCTGGACAGCGGCCGGCTGGACCAGGGTGAGGGCGCGATCTTCGACGGCATTGCCTACGAGTACGCCATGCGACGGGCGGTGGAAGAGGGCTATCTCTCACCGCTGATATCGAAGGCGACTGAGACGAAGCTGGACGTGACCGGCGTTGGCACGCGGGGCGGCGAGTTCATCGCGGGGGCGCTGGAGCGGGCGGTGGACATTGAGGCGATCAACCGGGCCGTCGTCGACGAGACCATCGCCTTCGGGCAGGACCGCAAGGCGTGGCTGTTCTTCTGCGCTGGCGTCCAGCATGCGCAGCACATCCGGGATCTCGTCCGAGCCCGGGGCTACACCTGCGAGAACATCTTCGGCGACACGCCGAAGGCCGAGCGCGATCTGATCGTCGCCGACTTCAAGGCGGGCAAGATCCGGGCGCTGGCGAGCATGGGCGTGCTGACGACCGGCTTTAACGCGCCGGCGGTGGACCTGATCGCGCTCGTCAGGCCGACGCAATCACCGGGGCTCTACGTCCAGATTGCCGGTCGAGGAAGCCGCCTGGCGCCTGGGAAGGAGAACTGTCTGGTTCTGGATTTCGCTCGGAACATCGAGCGCCACGGGCCGGTGGATCTCATCAACCCGCGCAAGCCGAAGCGCAGCGACGAGGAGGGGCAGGCGCCGGTGAAGACCTGCCCGGCCTGCGAGTGCTTCGTCCCGATCTCGGTGCGCGAATGCCAGGAGTGCGGTCACGAGTTCCCGCCTCCTCCCCCGCCGAAGATCGAGCGCACGGCGTCCACGCTGGCCATCCTGTCGAACGGCAAGCCGCAGTGGACCCGCGTCTCCTCGGTCACCTACCACGAGCACCGCAAGGCTTCGGATCCTGACGCGCCGCCGACCCTGCGCGTTGAGTACCGCTGCGGGATGGTCACGCATCGCGAATGGGTCGCACTGGAGCACAAGGGGTATGCGCGGCAGAAAGCGGCGTCGTGGTGGGTCGGTGTCGGGGGCCGAGCCCCTGTTCCAAACAGTGTCGCCGAGGCCCTTGGACGGGTCGGAGAGCTCCCTCCCATTGAGGAAGTTCAGCTCCGCGATGCTGGGCGACACGCCGAGATTGTGGGGCGTCGGGCTATGCGCTCGGTGCCTGCGTGAGGCGCGGGGGTTCGGGTTCAGCCCGGGCTTCGCGAAGCTGAAGGGAAACGACGTCGGGCTGTGCTCGCGTCATTGTCAGGAGAGATACATGGTTGACCCCACCCCGAACGAGAAGGCGGCCCTTGGCGAGGCTGCTGGAGCTGCTGGCCGGCACATTGAGGTCGTCGGCAAGACCGACTTCATGAATTGGACTGAGGAAGAGTTCGACGGGCTGATCGAGGCGACCGTCACGGCGTTCGTGGAGAAACTGAAGGCCCTCGTGGCGAAGGACAAGGAGATCCCTTTCTAATGAAACCGCAGATGTCGTTCGACGAAGCCAAGATTGGCAAACCCCCAGCAGAAGGCGGCGTGGTCGCGACCTTTCTCTGTGTGAGCGAAGACGTCGATCAGCACATGCACATCGTCATGGACCTTGGCGAAGTGATGACGCACAAGAAGCCGGCGGTTAGGGCCAGCATCCTCCGCATCTGCATTGAGATGTTGGAAGATCATGTTCTCGAGCTGGACGCGGAGGCTCGTTCGTCGTGATGCTGCAGCTGGACCCGCCGATGCCGCTGGAGACCCCACGCGGCAAGGCGATGGCGCACGTTTTAATTGATCCGGGAATTGAGCATCACCTGCTCTGGGTCTGCTTTCAGGACGAGACGGGCGAGTGCTGGACCTGGGCCAACCCCGACGTGCGGGCCCAGGCCAACCCGTCGATGGGGCGGCCTACGGTCAATAAGCCGCTGCCGCGTTGAGCAGAAAGGAAACGAGTGCCATGTCGCATGGACCTTGGCAGCCTATCGAGACGTTCCCGCAAACATGCGTGCCTGTCCTATGGACGGACGGGTTCCGCATGCGCGTCGCCAACTGGACGCTCGAGATGTTCGACTATCCCGACGGAACGATAGTCTGTTCCGCCAACATGGAAGAGCTTGAAGATGGGATTGCCTGGATGGAAATTCCTACCGCGCCTTCGCCATCCGAGCAGTGACCAACCCACCCTTCCGCTTCGGCTTCTTGACCTCGCCGCCTTCGGCGTAGAGGTCAATCTCGCCTCGCAGGAACTTGTTGTAGGTCACGTCCATCGGCTCACCGCGAATGCGGGCGGTGATGCCGATGCGCTTCTGCAGGGCCTGCAGATAGGGGATAGGCTCTGACTTCAGCCCCGTGTCCTTGCCGCCGCCGACCCAGGCTGCCGACTGGGCTTGGGCAGGCTGCATCTTTCGGTCCTTGGCAACCTTCTGCCCCATGGCCTCCAGGTAGGCGTACTCGCCTGGCAGAAGCGCACCCTCTTCACCGAAGCTCTTCTTGGCGCGATCCATGCCCACGATGTCGCGGATGTAGTGCGTGTCGGAGGTGATGGGGCGCCAGTTGCCCAGCAGGTTCTGCTGATAGCTGATCGGCTTCGGGTTGCTCACCGGGTCCATCTCGCCGCCAAGGAACTCGCGGGTGCGCTGCGCGTGTTGCACCTGCGCCTTGGCCCCGTAGGGCGGGGGGAGGTCGCCGGCCAGCGTCTGAACCGTCTTCCCCGTGCGCGGATCGGAGACCTGCACGACCTGCGGCAGAGGCTCGCCGCGCAGCGCCCGGTTCAAGTAGTGCGAGGCCGTGCGGACGTTGCTCTCAATCGGGTTCGTCATCGACGTCGAGGCGTTCACCAGCGTCCAGAGGCGGAAGCGCTCATCGCCTTCGGTCGGGCCATACATCGCGCGGAAGTCATCGCGGAGCTGCTGCAGGTTATACCAGCCCTGGTTCTGCTCGCCGCCTGCTTCGATGTAGCGGCGCAGACGCGCGGGGCCCTCGCGCTCAAGGCCTTCAAGGCGCTCAGTGACCTTCGGCGCGGCACGGGGGAGGTCGAACTGAGGCACATCCGGCATGCGGTTCAGGGCCGCCGGAGAGAGGTCGTAAAGAACGCCCCTGCCGCCCACCTCAGCGTCGTAAGACGTCGCGGCGCGGTTCACCTCGCGGGCGATGCGCGCGCCCTCCGCCACCTTGCCAGAGGTTTCTGCAGCCTCCTGCGAGGCCAAGCGCATGCCGGGCAGCTTGCCGGCAAACAGCGCCTCGGTTGTCGGCACCTGCTTGGTCTTGCCCTTGCTGTCGGTGAGCGTGACCGTCTTGCCGTGGCGCGCGATCGCCTCGCCGATGATCTCGCGGTCGGCCAGCTTCAGTCGGGTCGCGGCGTCGATCGCTTCATCGGACTGGCTCGCCAGCCCCTCGCGCACAAGCGGCGAGGCCCCCCCGCCGGTGAGGCCGAGAGTGTCGTACAGCTCGCCCAGGCCCTTGTAGGTAAGATCGCCGGATGCGCCGGCCGCGCGATTGATGTCCGCTGCCGAGGCCATGCCGGGCGGTGAAATGCCGGACAGGGCAGGAGGAGCGTCAGCTGCGCGAGCAGCCGCCAGGCCACCCCTAGTCGCCTCGCCGCCCTCCGGCACCAGCCGCTCGGCGAGCGCCCGCGCAACCTTCATCACCGCGCCGCCCCGGCTGTAGCCGCCGATCGCCGCAGCGCGGCGGGCGCCCTCGGGCGCCATGCGCTTGCCCATCTCCTCGATGATCGCCTCGACGATCGGGCTCATCTTCGGCTCTTTCACTCGACCACCCTTCGCGAAGCCGGCGTTGTCGGGAGGAGGCAGCAAACGCTGCGGCTCGGGAGGCGGCAGCATGCGCTGGGGCTGCGGCACGTTCACCGTGGGCTCGGTGCGCGGAGCCGCAGACGCCCTCGCACCTCCGCCGATGTTGCTGACAGCCTCCGACAGGCTGCGCAGGGTGTTCATGATGACGTTGCCGTTCGGGCCGCTCAGGAGCTTGTTGATGCGGGCGGGGTCGCTCGACGACAGGATCTCGCCGACCTCGCGCATCACGTTCTCGTTCACGCGGGTGCGCCCACGAGCGAGCAGGCCACCCAGGAGAGCCGTGCCGCCGGTCGTCAGCGGATCACCGGACGTGAAAATACCAACGCCTGCGCCCGCGCCCGCCCCGATGCTCATGTCGCGCAGCTGCTGGGCGGTCGTTGAGTTGCCCTGCGTTGCCGACCGCAGGCGGTTCATGATGCCCTCGCGGCGCACGAAGGCCTCGAGCTGACGCAGTTCGTCAGCCGGCATGACAACCTCGAGCTTGCGCCGGTTCGCACCGTCGAACAGCCTGACCACGTCGCGGCTGTCTGGGGCGTTGCGCACCGTGTTCGCCAGCTCGGCCGCGAAGCCTCGGCGGAACAGCTCCTGCTCGGGGCCACTCATGGCCCGGAAGGCCTTTTGCGTGTCGGTCAGCTGGATCGCGCGGTTCTGCCGGAAGAAGGTCTGGCCCGCCTCCAGCGCGTCTTCAGCGCCGAAGAACTGCCGGGCCATGCCTCGCGCCTGTCCGAACTCCGGCACGGCCGCGTCCAGCTCCTCGTTCAGCCTCCTGCGGATGCCATTCAGCACCCGCGCCTCATCGCCTCCACGGGGCGCGGCGTCGGCCGCCTCGCGCAGGTTTCGCTGCACCTGATCCCAGAACTGCAGGTTCGGCCGGATCTGACCGCCATCAGGGGTCATACCCCAAGTCATGCGGCCCTGATCGTCGAAGCTGAACGGGTTGCGGATGACGAGGTCGCCCTCAAGAACCGCCCGATCGGCTGCCTTCTTCTCGACATCGCGGATGGCGGCCTGGACGGCCGGCGACTGGGCGATGCGATCCAGCGTCGGGTTCCACAGGTCGGCGCTCTCGCCGGCCTGATAGGCAGCCCGATAGAGCGGAGCGTTCACTCGGCGCGCGGTATCCCGCAGCGTCTCGTTGGTCGAAGTCATGTTCAGGTTGCCGCCGAACAGGTCTTCGATGAAGTCGCCGAAGCGACCCTTCTGCTCGGTGTACCGAGGATCGGTGGCTGCCCGCAGGCGAGCGGCGGCATCCTCGGAGGTGTTACCTGCAGCGCGCGCCAGGCGGAGCGTGCCGGTGGCTCCGAGGTCGCCGACCACAATGTCCTGGCCGGCTGCACGCGCGGCGGCGATGTCAGCAGCTGTCAGCACGTCCTCGACCCCGCGAGCGCGGTCGGCCTCAATCGTGCGGCGCACGGCGCGCTCGGCGAAACTCTGCGGAGCGAGCACACGCTGGCCGGCGTTAAAGGTTCCCATAGCGACGGCCGGGAGCGCCCCAAAGGCTGCACCCAGGCCGCCCTCTATTGCTGCGCCCATGAGGCGATCTTCCGCCCCCTCACCTCGGCCGAAGCCACTGGCCGCGCCACTGGCGCCACCGGCTGTGATGGCAGCCTTGACGCCGCGCCCCACAAACCCAAGCGGCATCGCCACAGACCCGGCAATGTTCGCGCCGAGGTAGGTGTTCGGAAACTGCTCTTCGGCCGCCTTATCAAGTGCGCGCTCAACATCACGAGCGGGCGCATAGGCCTCTGTCGCACGGCTACCGAAAGTCTCGGGGAAGGCGCGCTCTGCCAGCATGCGGACACCGCCGACAGCTGGCGCGATCCCTCGGGCGATGCCCGCAAGGCCAACGCTGGGAACATTGAGGGCATTCTGTACGGACTGAGGCAGGCCTGCGACGGCCGCCGCGCGGCCTCCAGCCAGCTCGTCGTTGAAGTTGGCCAGGAAGCCAGCCCTGGCCGCTTGAGCCGCAGCATCCAGCTGGGTCAGCTGGGGAGCCGGAGTTGCCGCTCGCCCTCCCGCCGCCTCCTGCATGACGCGATTGATCGTCTCCGCCGGCGTGTCGGCCGGAAAGTTGACGACGAGACCGTTCGGGCCGTTAACGCGGATCTGTTCGGCCATATCAGGGGGCTCCCGGAGACCAAGTGAACGATCCGTCAGCGTTGGGCGTCAGGCCGCCGCCACCGGTCCCACCACCCTGCTGGCGCTGCTGCTCGGTGCGCTCCGATTCCATCCGGTTGAACCGGGTGAAGGGGCTCGGCAGTTCGCTTAGGCGAGCAACGGCCGCCTGACGCGAAATCTCGCCGTTCGCTGCGGACGATGCGATCTGAGCGCGAGCGATGTTGTACTCGGCCACCGACTTCAGGGTGTTTGAAATCATCGCGCGGCCTTCGGGGGTGCCAATCAGGCGAGGCAGCGACTGCTCAAAGTTGCGAGCATCGAAGTCAGACACGGCGCCCGGCATGCCCTGGCGCTGCGCCGGGATCAGCTGCTTCAGCAGCGCATTGGCGGTTTCGATGTAGGTGGCGCGCGGCCCGAAGCCGACGCGCGCGGCCTGCTGCTCGAACCAGCCGGGGATACCGCTTCGCAGGTCGGCGCTGACCTGATCAAACATCTGGAGGCGATCCATCAGCTGGCGCGCCTCTGCGCCGCCAGAAGCCAGTTCGCCGAAGGTGCGCGCCTGCTGTGTCGCGCTCTCTTCAGAGAAGCGGCGATTGGCCGCGTTCGCGGCGTTCTGCTGGCGCACGTCTTCCTCGGCCTGCTCGCGAGCTCTGGCGATGTTGGCCTGCCCTTCCGGGCTCTCGCGCACGATTGTCCGCGCGCGCTCCACCAGCTGCCGCCCCTGGGGGCCGGCGTACCGGCTTGGGTTGGCGGCAGCGTCCCCAAGCAGCCGCTGGGCACCGGCTACCAGAGGGTCGCTCGACTGGGTAGACGCAGGGGCCGGCGCAGCGGCGGCGGGGGGCGGCGCCGCTGGTTGGGAGGGCGGAGGGGGTGCGGCGCCCGGCGTCTGACCGCGCGCCCGCTCGAGCGCTGCGGCAACCGCAGGGCTATCTTCAGACATCCCCGGCGGCGGCAGAGGCGTCTGCGTGATCTGCGGCTGCGGGCCAACCGGGGAGGCCGACGGCATCGGGCCGCTCGCGCCCGGGACCGTGAGCTGCGTGCGCGTCTGCGGAACGCCGGGCTGGCCTTGGCCGCCCTGGAGCAATCCGAGATCCGCGATCGCGCCCTGCGAAGCCGCCAGCTGCGTCGGGAACTGCATGGCCTGCCCCATCAACGCCATGCGCTGCTGTGTCGCCTGAAGGCCAAGGTTCGCCGTTGCCTGCTGCAGCTGCTGGATCCGCATCGCGCGGTCCAGCTCGCTCTGGCGCTGCTGCTGAAGGGCGCCCGCATATCCTTCCGCGCCAGCCGCCAGGCTTTCGCCGAAGCCGCCCGCGCGCGTCGGGCGCAGCAGGCCGGAAGCGAGCTGCAGCATCGGGCTTGGCCCGGTGCCACGCTGGCTGTTCAGGAACTGCATCAGCGCGCTGTTCGCAGCGCGCCCCTGCTCCAGATTCTGCTGGATGTTCTCCTGCGCCTGCCGATACTGAGCGGGAAAGTCGCGCGCCTGTTCCTCAATGGATTGGCGGATCTGAGCAAGGCCGCCGGCGGGGTCGTTCTCAGCCATTCCGATGTCTCCCGGGTCAGCTGCTGCGCAGGGCGTTCGCGAGTGTCAGGCCGCCCAAGATCTGCGAGAGGCCCGACGGCTGATAGATCGACGCAGGGCCCGTCGAGGCCGTGTTCGTGGTCTGCGAGTAGGGCTGGCCACGCACAAGGTTCGACAGAAACCCGAGCTGCGACTTCGGGTAGTCCCGCTGCGCCACGAAGTCCTGGTAGGCCACGTCCAGGTTCCGCTGATTGAGCGCCTGCTGCTGCTGACCAATCGCCTCGAGCGCCGCAGTGTCGGTGTAACCCATCTGCTGGCCCGAGCGCGCAAGCGCGCCAAGCTGCTGACCGGCGCTAATCAGGTTCTGATTGCTCGCGTTCTGCAGGTTGCCCTGCGCCTGGCCAAGCTGCCCGAGGTTCTGCTGCTGCTGCAGGCCGAGGTTGCCGATCGTCTGGCCAATCTGGCCCTGGCGCCTCATGTCTTCCTGAGCCGCTGTCAGCGCGCCCTGGTAGCCCTGGTTCAGCAGCTTGCCCTGCTCAGCCAGGGCGCTCTCCTGCACGTCCCGCAGCGCTTGGCCGGTGGCTTCCTGCATGCGGCTAGAGCCGAACTGCCCGGCGCGCACGAAGGTGTCGCTCACCTGCGGCATCAGCTTCTCGCGAAGCTGCCGGGCCGCCAGGTCGCCGACGCGGTTCACGACGGCGTCTTGATAGGGGTTCATGTACTGGTCAACCATGCCCGGCGCCGTCTGCCCAGCAGCGGTGAGATACGGCATTGCACCGGTCGTCGGCGACATGCCGATGGCTTGGTTCAGGGTCGGGTTGGCAGCCTGGAACCCCGAGGTCTGGGTCGACTGGTTAATGGCGCCGATGCCCTGGTTTAGGGCCGGCGTGAAGGCGCCCTGCTGGGCGCGAGTCGCGGCGAAAGCGTCGCGCTGGGGAGCGCTGAAGTCCGCAAGGCGCGGCCCCCCGTAGATCTGGTAGGGCTCGGCCGCGACCGCGTTGCCCTTCGCCAACAGGCCCTGCGTGTAGTCTGACAGCCACTGCGGGATGTTCGCGCTGGTCGAGCCGTAGGTGGTGACCGAAGGCGGTGGATTGCCCTGGAAGAGGAAGTCGGTGATGCTCATTGGCTTACCTCGCCCCGTGGAGGTAGCGCGCTGGATCCTTCGCGTCAGGGCTCATGCGGCCACGAGCAAGGCCGCCCGCCTTGTGCTTTCGGATCTGCTCACGCATCTGATCGAGCTTCTTCGCGCCGGCGTCGGACGACCCGTCACCCAGCATGGAGACAGTCTCGGCGTCGAAGACGTACTCCCCATCCGACAGCAGCGCCGGGATGCGGTCCTCGCGGCCGTGGCCCTGGCCCTTCACATACCGCCCCTGAGCAGCGCGCATCAGACCACCCATGGCGGCCGGCGTGCGCGGCGTCTCGGGCAGCTCGTTCTCCTCGTAGAAGTCCTGCTCGCCGCCGGCCATCGCGTAGCGGCTCAGGTCCGTCGGCATCTGGCGACGGGTGCGTCTGAACTCAACCTCGGGAAGGCGAGCGGTCATGTTCGGGTCGTTCTGCTGCGGCGGGGGCGCAGAACCGGACGAGCCTCGGGCATTGGTTGCGCCTAGGAGGGCGTTGCCGACCATGCCGAGCGCCGCGAGCTGGCCCACCCGGTTCAGCATCGAGCTGCCACCGGCAGCGGCGCCCCCTGCTCCGCCCGCAGCCGCGCCCCCGGCTCCGCCGGCCGCGCCGGCGCCCCCGACCGCAAGCTCGGGGGGCACGGGCGGACCCATTGGGCCGTTGATGAGGTTATTGATCGTGGGAGCAAGTCCGTTCTCGCCGAGGCCGGACAGGATCCCACCTTCCCCCACCAGCCCCGGGACTGTGTAGCCCGCAAGGCCGCCCGTCAGCGCGCCCGTCAGAGCGCCCTTGCCCCCGCCGGTCAACCCCCCCAGACCAGCGCCCAGGAGGCCGCTGCCGACCGTCGAGGCCGCCGTGCCCGTCAGCCCCAGGCCAGCGCCCAGCGCAGTCCCAAGGCCCGGCGCAACGAGGCTTAGGCCAACAGTCGCAGCCGGCGCGGCCCATTCCTTGAACCACTTCTGCTTCCAGAAGGGCTTGAAGGCGTACATGCCCGTCTCGGGGTTTCGCTCGGGAGGGCCGAAATGCCGGACCATCTCCTCGAACTCGGCCTTGTTGACGTGGACGATCATGCTGTCGCCGCCCTCGCCCGACCTGGCGACCTTCTTGGCCGATTGGGCCAGCCCGCCCTTGGCGTAAGGGGTCGCGCTAGGCCGGCTCATGTCGACCATGACCGGCGTGTAGCTAACGCGCTCGTAAGAGACTGCATTTCCGTTCATGTCATACCTCGGCGCGCGCCATCTGAACGAACCTCTCGGCCCAGTCTCGCCAGTCATCGAACAAGTCGGGAACCGGCGGAACCGTGACCGCAATCTTGGGCATAGCTATGACACGGTTGGCCCAGTCTTTCCAGCTTTCCAGTTCGTCAAGCCGAGAAACAGTCCCGTATCTTTCAAGCGTCAGAGCCATCATGTCCGTCCACTCGGTGACGCTCATGTTCCAGGTCGGCAAGATCACGACAATATCCTCCCGTCCGCCTGCTCGAGGTGAGCGATGACCTGACCCATCTGGTAGTCCCCACCGACGGCGTTGCTCTCAAAGATCAGGCGCATCTCTCGACGCGCCTCCTTCAAGAACACGACCTGCTCCGACGGATCATTTGCCACCGCCGGGAAGGTCTTGGCCTCGCCAGTCACCAGAAGGGAGCGAGCGTTGTACCGACCAGTCACCCGCACCGTCATGTTCTCGCGCTGCACGAAGTCTGGCTCGATGATCGAAATGCGAACCGACTTGTTCACCGCGTCCTTCGGCAGAGCCGGCAGCGCTATGTCCCCCGTCTCGAAATAGGACCGCACGGGGTTGATGGTCTGGCCGTCAATCTCATCAACGCCGTCCTCGTGCTGCCAGAGGATCTGCGTGGCCGTGATGGAGGACGATCCAACCATCAGAGGCTTCGCGCTCACGTTCACGAAGATGCCGCCCGATCGGCCAGCATTCGGCAGGGCCGTGTCGTACCAAGTCTGCTCGCGCACGTTGTAGATCACCGCGTGCGTGCATTCCGTCGCGTTGCCGAAGGGGAAGCACCACCAGATCTCGCCATATTTTGGCACCGCCATGGCGAAGACCTTCTGGCGCTGGGCGAAGTTCAGGTTGTCGAAGAACCAGTTCAGGTTCAGCGTGTTCGGCACCTCACGCACGACGCCGTTGAACATCAGGAAGCGATCGACGCCAGCCCAGAAGTAAATGCCGTCATACTCGATCACGCCCTGGCTCGACAGGATCGAGCTGGTGGCGCTGACAGTGTCGAACTGGAACACGGGCCCGCCGCCCACGAAGGTGGCGCGGATGACGCTGTCAAGAGACCAGAAGAGGCCGGAAGGCGAGTTGCCCGGGCCAGCGCGGAGCGGCAGCCCCTTCACGATCTTCTGGCCGGTGATGTAGCCGTCGCCAGAGCCGGCGCCCGCCCAATCGTTCGGGTTGCCAGGCACCGACCAGGCGACATACCCATCAGTGCCGTAGGCAAAGACGTAAGGGTGCAGCACCACAATTCCGCCAGAGACTGACGGGGCGCTCCCCCCCGCAGCCGCGAACGGGCCGGATCCGGTGATGTCGCCGAGGTAGATCGGCCGGTTGGTTGTCTCGTCCTGGTTCACGAGGTTCCGGCCCGCGTGCGCGACCAGCGTCTGGCCACCCGTCACGGTGTCAAACAGCACATCGAACTGCCACAAGTTGGCGGCATTCGACACGAAGCCGGCGGGGCTGCGGTCCACAACAGGCGAAGAGATGGCCTGGGCGTCAACGATCACCTGCTCGAGGCGCCCCTCTTCGCCGACGTGGACGTAGGTCTGGCCGTTCTCAGAAAAGGCGTGCATGCCGCGCGCAAGATTGGCAAGCTGGTTGGTCGCCCGGCGGAAGCCGCCCATCTTGCGCGGGTAGCCGCGTTGGAAGCGGCACCACTGCCCGTCGACGTAGTTATCGCCCTGGAAGACGGTGCCGTCTCGCTTGATCCCCGGCGTCGATCGAATGATGGTAGGCGGCATCAGAAGGAGCCGCCGTCGACGTTCCCCGCCTGAGCCACGCCAAGCGCAGCCCATGCGGCAGCCTGATTGGCAGCAGTCACGAGCGAGTCGCCCGTCGCCGTGATGCCGATAGCGGTTCGCGCCGCCGCCTGGGTGGCTGACGTGACGATCCCGTCGCCCACCCCCGTGATGCCGATGGCACTGCGGGCCGCCGCCTGGGACGCGGACTGAAAGACCGCGATGCCCGTGCTGGTGCCGCCCAAATTGATGAGGGCAGCGCCAGCCGTCGTGGCGCCCGTACCGCCCTGCACGATCGAGATCGGCACCGAAAGGCCCGCAGTATCGGCCGCGACGACGTTCGTGCCATCGCAATAGAGGATGGAGCTCGCGCCCTGCGCAACCGCCACGCCCGTGCCGGCGGCCGTTTTTACCGTCAGCGTGAAGGCGCCCGTCGTGGCGTTCGTCACCCAGTACTGCTGCACCGTCGTCGGGACGATGATCTCGCGGTTTGCAACCAGCGCGCCGGTAAACCGGTAGGCGATGCGATTAAGCTGGCCGCCCGTCAGGGTGAAGGCCCCGCCGCCGGAGACGTTGATCGCCGTATAATCAAAGGCGAAGGTCGAGCTCTGCCCGAAGCCGACGGTGTAGAAGGCGGTGCCGTCGCAGATCACGAAGCAGCTATCGCCAGGCTGGAGCGACAGCGTCGCCTGCCCGTTGATCGTCTGAGGGCCGGTCGGGTCGATCGTGAGGGCGCCGGTGCCGGAGTTGCGCACCATGACAAACCAGTCCGCCCCGAGCGTGGACGCGTCGGCCGGGGCGAGAGAGCCGGCCGCGCCGGAGTAGAGCAGCAGATGGGCGCGGTCGTTGACGCCGGTCGTGTAGCCGGAGCTGCTGAAGGAAATGATGGGGGCCGACTGGTTCAGCGTCGTCGAGATCGCCTTGATGCCAGCGCCAGCCAGCGCTGCGGCATTCGAGACGGAAATCGAAGCGCCGTATTGAAACACCCTCCAGGTGCCCGCCGAGGTGGTGTTATTGGTCAGGTAGATCTGCCAGGCGGAGCCCGGCGCGATCGTCACGATGGACGCGCCCGTCGAGCTCTGGACGACGACGTCATTCACGCCGACGTTGTTGAACAGGACGGTCTCGCCTGGCGACACCAGCGTCGCGTTGGGCATGCGCAGCGCCAGGGACGCGGCGTTGCCGGTCACGTCAATGATCGAGGCGACTGGCGGCGGGCCGCTGCTCTCAGTCGGCCAGCGCAGCTGAAGCGGGCTGTTCGCGCTGGTCAGGGCATAGGATGCATAGGAGACTTGGGCCGGGGAGATTGACGTCCCGCCGAAGACGGAAGTGTAGGACACGGTCAGGCCTCCCGCCTCTGGGCGTTACGGTCAATGATCTTCTGGGCGTCTTCGGACGCCAGAAGCGCCACCGCCTCGTCATAATAGGCTTTCCAGGTGCCAATGCGCTCGTCGTTTTTCAGGAACGGCGTGGCCTCGAGGAGCGACCCGTAAAGCAGCGCCTGGGGCGCGTACTCGGTCAGCCAGTTGGTCTGCAGGTCGTCACCCAGCAGGGGCGGCAGCGCATAGTACAGCACCTCGAAGGGGTAGGCCCGATCGGGCGTCGGCGAGATGAGCCAGTGCTGGTAGCCGTAGTCGGCATAGAAGCGCGGCTTGGAGCGCAGGGTCTCGTTCGGCCACAGGTTCCGGCAGTACTCGTAAGAGCGGCCGAAGATGGGGGCGCGATCGGTGAAGGTCGTGCCGTCGCCAAAGTTGAAGGAGATCGTGTCGCGCCAGCGGTCGGGCTTGGCATAGACCGAGGTGCCCGCAACCATGGCGGACGTGACGATCTCGGTCGTGCCCTGAATCTTTAGCTGGCGCGCAAGGCGCCGCTCGCAGAACCCGATGAAGGTCGGGATTTCGTTGTAGACCGTCGGGTCGCTCGCCTCGGTGAGGCCGCGCTCAAGGTAGCGGGCAATGTCCGCCTTCAGCGAGGCGTAGGTCATGGCGGTTGCCATTACGACAACTCCTCGGGCACGCGCCCGCGCGCGCGGGCAGACGGCAGCCTAGCACCAGCAGCGGAAAATGGGTAGCGCTGAGAGCGGGTTCTAGGCTTGGCCATTAGGCGGTATGGTCTCCGGCCAGCTTTAGGCCGATCTCGCCCGCCTCCGCGACCCGGCGGGTCCAGCCCTTGCCGAAGGTGTCGAAGGTGGGGAGGGCCTCCAGGAAGTGCTGCCGGTTGCGCTGGAAGGCGGCGATGAGGGCGGCCGGATCATGGGCGGCCACCGTAGCCAGGGTCTTTGGGCCAATCGTCCCGTCGGGCATAACGCCCACGACAGACTGGAGGACGCGAGCCGCCCGGCTGGGGCCGCTGTTCACCGCCATGTCAAACACGACGTAATCGAGGCCCGAAGGCAGGTCGTCGGCCCGCACCGCGTCCCAGAACCGGGTGCGATAGATGGACGTCAGGTGCTCGTCAGAGATGGCCCGCAGCTCGGCCTTTGTGGCCTGGCGGCCGAGCCAGTCGGAATAGGTCGCAAGCGTGACGCCCTTCATGGTGGCGCCGCCCGGATCTCGAGGATGGTCGGCCCAGCCGCCCTCGTGCGTCAGGACGTGCGCCAGGCTGGGGGCGAAGTTCTGCTTCACTTGCTGCCCTTCAGTACCTGATTGAGCTGCTGGGTCTTTTCGCGGGAGCCGGCCGAGGAGCCGAAGTAGTAGGAGACGATCGCGCCCCAGGCCGTGCCGAGCGTGCCCAGCATGACGAGCAGGGCCTCGCCACCATTGATGGGCAGGCCGTAGGCGATCATCCAGGAGAGGATGCCGAAGAAGCCGCAGGTGACTGCGCCGGCGAGAAGGCGGGGGGTTATGTCGCCGGTCTGAGCCTCGCGCTTGCGAGCGCTGTTGCGATCGGTCGCGTCGATGCGCTCGAGGTCGATCTCCAGTTCCTTCATCTGCACGGCGAAGTCCTGCTCGGCCTTCTTCAGGGCCAGCAACTGCTCCGGCGTGGCGCTCTTTACGGCGTCCAGAAGCTCGGCCTCGGTGCCGTCAGGCTTGCCGAGGAGGGCTTCGGAGATGGCGCGCGTGGCCATGCCGGCGAGCGGGCCGCCCACCGCAGTGGCGATGGTCGGAGCGACCGTTCGGACGAGGTTCAGAAGCTGTTCCATCACTTGTCCGCCTTGCGCTCAAGGCGATCGAAGATGGCCTTCACCATCGCCTTGATGTCCTGAATGTCTGCCCGGTAGTCGTCCTTGCTGACGTAGGACGTGTGAAGCTCTCGCTCAATGCGCTTCATCTCGTCCTGCAAGATGCGGACGCTTTCCCAGACGACCTTTAGCATCCAGCCGATTGCCGTTCCGGCGATGCCGACGGCGATGTTGTAAAGATCTTGAGTCATCACGGCACCCCTGGCCAAGAAACTTCCCACGGAAAGCCGGCCTGAGCCGGAACATCGCGCAGAGCGGCGCGGTAGGTTGCCCAGGCGAGGTCATCGACCGGGGCGTCGGCGAGCTGCGTCCAATCGGAGGCAGAGAGCCGGGCGTTGCGTTCGGCACGCACAGCATCGGCCTGACGCGCATCGAGGGCGGCGCAGGCGTCCGCGTCCATGTCCACCGCGATCCAGTTGGTGATCCAGTTCGCGCCGCTCTGGCGCACGCCGTCCATCGCGGCGGTCTGGTAGCGCGTCAGCGTGGGCTGCGGCCCTTCCAGCACCGGATCCGCGCCGAAGTCGGCGAGAAGCTCCTCCGACAGGACCGGCGGGAAGCTGGTCGCTGCGTGTGCAGCGCGGAACTGGTGGTCGGTGATGACGGAGCCATCGCTCCGGAGACGGATGAGCATGATGGTTCTCCTTACGCGATGGCCAGGAAGATGTAGCTGGCAGTGTTGATGTTTACCAAGTTGCCACCAGCGTTGCTGAGTTCGAAGCCGCTCGCAGCCGTGTTCACCCAGTCGGTCCCGGTGACTTCGGCAGCCGTGCTGTTCAGCGTCAGATAGGGGTCGTTGCCTGCGACGATGCCACGTGCGCTGTCCCACACATACCAGTCGCCCGTGCTGTCGGTACGCTTGATCAGGACGAACCGCGCACCAGCCGCGAAGCCGCAGTTGATGACCTGGGTCGCGCCCGTGCCAGTGTAGGTGCCGACCTTGCTGACGCCGGGACAGGAGGCGAAGAGGTAGGCGACGTAGGTGCCGCCAGCATAGTTCACAAAATCTGTGCTTGAGAGATTGAGTAGTGTGCTTGTGGGTGCTGCGGTATTAAAAAAATTCCAAGGAGCCCCATCAGCCGAAGCGCTTAACTCCAAAAACATATATCCAACATAAGCACTAGATACCGCCCATCGCCCTGTAATGGGGCCGCTTCGCAATTTCACAATCATCAATTCCGGTGCCACACCCAAGTTATGCGCCACCGTGCGGGCAACGCCCGTTCCCGTGTAGCACACCACGTCGAAGAAGCCTGGGGCGCGACGAAACGCCTCAAGGATTCTTGTCCCTGATCCATTCGACGTGTTATTGCCTTGCCCGTTAGAAAAATAAACCTGTGTATTTGAGTCTAGTCGAGGAAACGCAGACGAACTCTCGGCAGAATTCTGTTGGGTGGACACCTCCTGCGTACCGCCGCGTAAACGATCAGTTGCAGAAAAATTGTAAGAAGTACCCGCACGATTTGCGAATAACCCCAAATCAACCGGGAAGCCGGTTGTCTGCGGGTTTCCTGACGTTAAGGTCCCTGCGTAAGCAACAGGTGAAAACACACTCGTCCCGGTCGTCGGGGTCCGCATCGGGCCGCGCCGGATGGCGATGTAGATGTAATTGAAGCCATCCTGGTTATAGTCAATGTCGGTCGTCTCAAGTTGGAAACCCGTGGCTGTCGGCCTTACAAATGTGCCCGTGCTTTCGGAGTTGGGGAGATTTGGATTTAGTTCTGCGTCATTCGCGCCGACAGGGAACCCACGCATATTGTCGATAAGGTTCCAATCTCCGCCGCCAACGCGCCTTATAAGTAACCATTGCGGCTCATAACCCAGCGCCACAACAGGGCCGGTCGCGGAGCCGTTGCCCGTATAGCTACCACAGCTAATCACATTGTCCGCGCCGGTCGCGCCAAAGCCGCCCGCGTCGTGGGCAAACAGGTACATGACATAAGTGACGCCAGAAGCATTCATGCCTAAGGAATTGACAGCAATGCTTGTTGCCAAAGTAGAAATCGGAAACGAAAGTACATCTGATACAGCTGCTGAACTATTGAGTAAAAACTCTCCAAAAATACGATTACTTCCACTGTCGCTAGAGCGGCAACAGGCTTTCCAATCGCCCGTCGTCGAGGTGGCCTTGATTATGATTGCGCCGGGTGCGCTTTGAAGATTGTGCGCCACAGTGCGACCAGCAACACCATTGCCCGTGTAGGTCACGATGTCGAAGAACTTCGGCTGCTCGCGGAAGGTCCAGGAGGCGTAGGTCGCCGCGTTGGTGTTGATCTTCGCAAGCGAGCCGATGCTGAAGCCGTTCGCAAGAAAGTCTGTCAGGCCCGTCGATTGCGTGGTCTGAGCAGTGATGGTGTTGGACGCGATGTCAAAGGTTGCGCCGCGTGCGGTGTCGTACAGCGCATGGTCGGTTGCGGCGCTGCGAGACTTTACCCAAACCAAACCTCCTTTGCCCGCCAGATCAATCCCGTTCGTGATCGTCTGCGTGCTGCCATTGCCCGTGTAGAGCCACGTGCTGAACACGTCCTCGATGAAGGTGGCGGATGTTGGCGTCGTGGCCTGGCTTGCGGAGAACATGCGCTCGCCCCCTACGCCGCGTAGTTCTGCGCGATGGTGCGGGCCAGCCACACGCCACCGTCAGCCGTGAAGGCATACAGGTCGTAGCGGCTCGCCGTCGCCGTGATCGTCGGAGCTGTGCCGCCAGGCCAGCGCACCGCTGCGGGCCAAGTCACCGTGCGGGAACCCGTCGCGTCCTGGCGCAGGATCAGCAGGAAGCTGCGACCCGCCGTCGTGGCTGCCGGAAACGTGAAGGTGCAGTTGCCCGTCAGCGTCAGGTTCTGCACCGTGCCGGATGTCAGCACGATGGTGTAGTTCGTCCCGGTGTTGGCAGTGACCACCGCTTCCTTGTAGTCGCCGCCCAGGTCGAACCTGGCAGCGGGCGAGACGATGCCCAGGCCGAGATTGCCGCTGCTGTCGAGGCGCATCGCCTCAGTGCCGCCCTCGGTGAAGGCAATCGTGTCAGCCGCCGGGAAGAAGATCCCGGTGTTCGTGTCGCCGGTCGGGGCGATGGTTGGCGCGACGGCCGACCCTGCGGGAACCGCAATCGTGCCGGTGATCGAGGTGTTGCCGCTCGCATCGAGGACGATGTTGTTCGTCGCCGAGGCGTTGTGCTTCAGGTTCGTGGCTTGCAGGGTAGACATCAGCCGAGCCCCTTCACGTTGATGGCGACAGACATAGTCTACTCCTTCATCGCCACAATTTGCGCCTGGAGGGCAGCAAGCTGTGCGAGCAGCTGCTCCTTCGTCGGGGCCGATGGCGCGACGGGCTCAGGAGGGGGCGGAGGTTCGGAGAAGGTGGCCCCGTCATAGAGCCAGCCCGGGCCTGCCACGTCCGCACACGGGATGGCGCCGACGGCCGCAGCGAACTCCGGGTCCGCAAGGATGACGTTCGCCACTAGGCCGTTTTCGATGAGAGCGTATCGCTTGGTCATGTCACACCTCACCAGGTATAGACGCGAACGCGGCCGGCGCCGCCAGCACCGCCAGCGCCAGAATCGCTGCCAACCGAGGCCCCCCCTCCGCCGCCACCGCCGGCAAGGGAACCGCCAGCGCCGCCTGAACCACCCAGGCCAGATGTCGTGCCGCCCGCTCCTCCGCCGCCGCCCCCCTGGCGGCCTGTGCCGGCGCCGCCGGCGCCGCCTGCCGAGGTCGCAGTCGCCGCCGCAGCCCCAAGTGCGCCGCCCCCGCCTGCCGAGCCTGCATTGCTGCCACCAGCCCCGCCCTGAAAAGAAGCCGGTGTATTACTAATGGAGCCGCCGCCACCGCCGCCAGGGCCGCCTTGGTAAGAGCAGCCGCCGCCTCCGCCATTGTTTAAATATGAGCCGGCGCCGCCGGATGCGCCGCCGAAGCCTGCTGCTAGGCCGTCGCCTCCTCCACTAGTTCTAAATCCGCCGCCAAACTGCCCGCCCCCCCCCGAGCTAGACAGCGGTTCGCCCCCAAGGGTGGCCGAAGCCGCCGCGCTAAGGGCCCCGCCACCTGGGCCACCGACGCGTGAGGTGACTCCCGACCGCCCCCCTAGGCCACCAAAGCCGCCGTAAGCCGCCAAAAGAGAACCAAAAGTCGTATTGCCGCCGACTACGCCCGCGCCGCCGTCAGGGAAGACCCCCGTACCCCCAACACCACCTGAGCCGCCAGCGCCAATAGTAATTGTCTCAGTGGCGCTCACTTCCGCCGCGCTAAAGAGCCTGTAGGTATAAGAACCGCCACCGCCGCCACTGCCGCCCATGGGGGTGTTGGAGGTACCATAGCGTGCTCCACCGCCCCCGCCGCCGCCCGCGCCCCAAGCCTCGACCATGACGAAGGTCGCGCCGGCAGGCTTCGTCCAGGTGCCGGAGGCGGTGAACTCCTGCACACTCGCGGAGCCGCCTGCGGTCGCCAGCGACCCGCCCGACAGGGTGAGCCCCGCGCCGACCGTGATCTCTTCGACCGCGCCAGTGCCCGCCGTGGTGCGGCCCAGCAGGCGGGACGTGTTCTGCGTCAGGCCGGAGGTCGTGATGGACCCAGCGCCAGCCAGAGAGCCGCCCGTCACAGGCAGCGTGAGCGTGGTGTCTGTGGCGGTCGCCGGAACGTCGAGGGTGACGCTGCCGCCTGCGGAGGAGTTGAGCTTTACGGGCATACCGGTCCATCCTTGAAGACGGTCTGAGTTCCGTTGGCAATTCGCTTGATCGCCATCACGTTACAGTCCATGTCGAGCCAGAGCTAACAGTCACAGTCGCGCCCACAGCGACCGTGATGGGACCGAATGTACCAGCATTCTGCCCGGCCGGAATAGTGTAGTTTGTCGTGACCGTCTGACCATTCAGATAGAACGTCTGGTCATTGCCGCCGCCGGTCGCTCCGCCACCGAAGCTCTTAACCGTGCCCCCGGTGTCCTTGTAGAAGAGCTTGCCGTCCGTCGTGTTGATCGCCAGCTCGCCCGCAGCCATGTTGCCCGCCAAGGGCACGGCTCCACCGGTCGTGGATCTAAACAACTGAATAGGCGTGAAGCCTGCTTGCGCCATCAGAATGTTCCTCCATCAATGCCGGCCCAAGTGGGTGCGCTGGCGCCCGCAGACACCAGCACCTGCCCGGCAGTGCCCGCCGCGCTAAACGCATAGGCCGTGCCCGTGCCGTAGGCGACAGCACCCGCCGTGGGTGTCGCAGTGCCATTCGTGCCACCGTAAGCGGTGCCGATGGTCGTCGCGTTCCACGTCCCGGCAGTCAGCGTCCCGACGCCCGTGACGCCCGTGTAGGAGCCGCTGATACGAGCCGTATCAATCGTGCCAGACGTGACCTGGTTGGCGGCAATCGCGATGGGCGCGTCAGCCGCCGCAGTCAGCTGGCCCTGGGCATTCACCGTGAACGTGCCGACAGAAGACGCAGATCCGTAGGAACCCGCCGTCACCGCCGTGCTGGTGATGCTGAAGACGGTCCCGGCAAGGGTCAGGCCGGTGCCTGCGGTGTAGGTTACGACCCCCGAACTAAACTGCGAGAACTCGATTGCCGTGGTGCCGACCGTGATAGGTAGCGGTGTCTGCTGCACCCAGGAGGTGTTAGCGTTGACCCCGCCTGCCGTTATCAGGAAGAAGTCGCCCGCGTCGATCTGATTGACGCCCGTGCCGGGCGTGTCGAAGTCAGTCGCGCGGGTGAGAATGAATGGCGTGGCGCCGCTGCCAGTTTGGGTAACGACATAGACGCCGTTGTGGGCCTGATTAACTTGGTCCTTGACCAAGATCCTATTATTTATATTGACGGGTCTGCTGTCGACCGACAACGACCCATTTGCCGTGGCTGTCAGCGTCGCACCGACGCCCGAAGCCCCGTTGTTATAGGTGCAGCTTGGCAGCGGCCCCGTTGTAGCCAACCGGCAGGCTTGGTGAAAGTTGAGGCCCGAAGCAATGGAATCGGCATAGGTCTTGTTAACGATGTCGGTGCCGTTGGTCGGAGCAGTCGAAATGCTGCCGGTCGTCAACGCGATCGCGTTGATCGTCGTGTTCGTCGCAGAGGTGACCTGCCCCTTGTCGTTCACGGTAATGACCGGCACGACCGCCTGGGAGCCGTAGGTTCCAGCAGACGCGCCAGAGCTGGGCAGGTCTGCCGCAACCAGCGCGCGGAAGGACGGCGCAGCGCTGCCAGCTCCTGCAGCCGGGCCCGCCAGGATCTGATTGTGCGATTGCACGTTCAGCGTGGCGGTCAACGTGCCGCTGGTCGTAACGGGGCTACCAGAGACCACGAACAGGTCAGAGGGCATCGCTAGGGCGACGGACTGCACCGTGCCGCCCGAGGTGATGTCGTAGAAGCCCCTCGTGCCAGATCCGTCGGTGCCGTAATACTTGGACCCGCCAGGCGAAACCTGATCGCCCTGAAGCGACAGCGTGAGGTTCGCGTTGAGGGCGCCACCGCCAATCAGGGAGCCGCTCGTGTCGACGCGCCGATCGGTGCTTACGCCGTCAGTGATGCCATACCCGGCCAGCGTGGTGGGCTTGCTGCCGACGTTGGCGAAGGTGAGCGCCACCTGCGAGGCAGCGTCCACGCGGCCGTAGTTGTCGACCGAGATCACCGGGATGAAGGACGCGCCACCCCAGACGCCGGCCGAGGAGTAAGGCGCGAGCGAGATGGTGCGATCTTGCGAAAGGTCGCCACCGCCCACCAGTCCGGCGCCCGTGTCGATGCGCCGCGTGACGGGCACAGCCGTCGCCGACGTCGTGCTCGCAAGGCTGGCCTGCTTCGTGACGCCGCCCTGCACCAGGATGACCGTGTCCTGAGGCGTCGGGTTCTGCGCCAGCGGAAGCTGGGTGATGCGGGTCGGGATGAGGTTGGACGGGACCGTCATGGAACGAGATAGCCCTCGCCGTCTTCGGTGGTGATGAAGTCGTCCCCGTCCTGCGAGATGAGGCCGGCTGGCGCGGTCGCGATCGAGATGTCCGGTCGGACGAACGGCAGCACGATGCGGTCAGGCTGACGCGCCGGCAGGCGGTACGGGTCGAGATCGTCGAGATCCGCCTTGCAGACCCGCAGGCCTGGGTAGTTCGGATCCGAATACAGGTCGTCGAGTGACATCTTCCGCGAGCACCGGGCGCATATCCCGATGCCCAGCGTCGATCGGCCGCGAGTGTCGAGAAAGACGCTCATCGGGTGTATGGCCGCAAATTTGGAGCTATCTTCATCGGGGAGCTGTCGCGCTCCTCGAAGAAGCAGGTCGCGAGCGCCTCGTCCGCGAGCCCCTTCAGCGTGCCGATCATGCCCGGATCAACCTGGGGCGTCTCGAGCGCCAGGCGATAGGCCAGCATCGCCACGAGGCCCTCATACCAGCGCTGCGGGATGTCAAGCGTCTGGTTCAGCGTGCCGACGTCCATCAGGTAGCGCCGGCGCCAGGTCACGATCTGGTTGAACTGCTGCGCGTAGCCCGGCACCGGCCAGAGCCGGATCACCGGCACTTCGCGCTGGCGATCGAGCCAGAACTGCTGCGGGCGGCCCAGGAAGGTCTTGTTGGGGAAGTTGACGTAGTCGTCCTGGTTCAGCCGGGCGAGCGGGATCTCGGTCGGGTTGAAGCCGGGGTAGAACTCCGCGACGTTCAGCGTGGTGCCGTTAACGGCCCGCAGGCGATAGAAGGACATCGGGAGCGCGCCCTCGACGTCGAACCAGCGGAAGACGCGAGCCTCATAGACGAGCGGACCCAGAGCCAGCGCCGTCATCCAGGTGACGCCATCGGTCGAGGTCTCGACGACGAAGTCGTAGGTGCCGGCGGCGGTCGTTGCAATGCCGTAGGTCGTAACCGCCATCTGCGACTGGCCGGCGATCGTGATCGAGCCGTTGGCCGTCGCCTGGGTGCAGGAGGTCAGCATGTCGCCGTCGAAGGCGTTGTCGGCCACGCCGCTGGAGGAGGTGTACGAGCCCTCGATCCGCTGCATGGTGCGGATGTTCGTGTTCAGCAGGTCGACGGTGCCGACGGGCGTGTCAACGTAGGAAACGCCGTACGTAAACGGCAGGATGGTCTTCTCGACCGTCCAGAGGGGCAGGCCCCGGTTCACGAGGTCGGACATCAGCAGGTAGAGCGCATCGCGCGCCACGTCCTGCATTTCAGCCGTGATCGCCTGCGGCGGCAGCCGGCAGCGACGATACGCATGGTCGACGACCTTGTTGGTGTCGAAGACCGTCGTCGATGTCGTCCCGGAGACCGTCACGTCACGACCCTACCGCGAGGAGCGGCCCGCCAGCCGAGCCGCTCCAACCATACACGCAAAGTTGGCAGAATACCAACTTTCCCGTCACTTCAGCAGCCGGCCTTGCCGCCCTTGGCCTTCATGGCCGACGGCTTGACCATCTTCTTGATCATGGCCTTGTCCATGGCTGCGTCCTCGTGGACCTTGCCGCCCTTGGCCTTCATGGTTACGCAGCCACCGCGCGCGTAGCCGCTGACCATAATCTTCCCAGCCGAGCCGCTAAAGCCCTTGTCGGAGGGGAACTTAAACTCGCCGTACTTGACAGCCATGTCAGCTTTCCTTCTTCCTGGACGCCTTCTCGGCGCCCTTCACGATGCCCTTGTTGATCGAGGCATAGAAGACCTTCTCGCCCTTCTTTGCCCCATACTCCTTTGCCATGGCCGCCTTAATTTTGGCCCCTTTTTTCGTGAGCGGCATCTCAACCCTTCCTCCGCGCCGCGCGCATATTGTCGACGAGGTTTGGATAGGGGCGCCCTGCCGCCTTGGCCGCAGCCTTCGCGGCGTCCTTCTGCTTGTCGGTCAGGCCCTTCGGCTTGCCGAGATCCTTCGGGCGGGCCTTGGCCCAGACTGGCTTCGGGCTCTTCGCCATGGTCAGCAATCCCACTTCCTGAGCGCGAGGGCCTTGCGCGTCGGCCGCCCCTTCTCGTCCTTCATCGGACCCGGCATGCCTGACGTCCTGGCGCAGAACGACTTCCGCCGCCCGGCCGCCACGTCGCTCTTCGCCGCTTGCTTGGCTGAGACCGGCGGCTTGATGTCGTGGCCCTGAGCCCGCAAAGACGCGCGCCCCTTGGCGTTCAGGCCGCCCTCGGGGTTCTTGCCTTCCTTACGCTGCCAGGCAGGCGTCTTCGGCATCCGCTCTCTCCACAACAGCGCGAGGGCCTTGCGCGTTTGCACATATGGCTGCATTGCTACGGATTTTGCAATGCGAGAAATGTCGGAACCGTCAGCGCGTCGGGAGCCTCGCCAACGTAGACGTTCGAGTTCCAGTTGACCGCAATGCCACCCCCGCCCGTGGTGACCGTCCTGGCAGGATAGACGTTATCACTGCGGAAGATGCGGATGCTGTCATTCTGATAGATGAAGTTTGCCGTGGAATTGTCCAAGAACAGGCTTATGGTGGCGGTGTTTATTCTCAAATTGCCAGCGTCCAGGGCAGTGATGCCGCCAAAGAAGTTGCGAATGCCGTCCTCGGTCGACTGGTTGTAAACCCACCACGCATAGAGGGCGGCACCCAGGAA